ACATGGTCTCTAATAAGTATGACACTTATTGCTACGTTACAATTCTATTTAAACTTTAGAACTCAATACAAACTTAGACAACAAATCAAGAAACAGTTTGAACATTACCTTGACCCAAGACAAGTCAAACAACTACAAGATAATCCTGAACTTCTGAAGTTAGGAGGAGAACGAAGAAGATGTACGTTTTTATTTACAGATGTTCGTGGCTTTACAAGTTTATCAGAACGATTAGAACCTGAACAAGTTACAGAGATTATGAATAAAGCATTAACGATACAAGCTGATGCAGTTAAAAAGTATGACGGTATGGTAGACAAATACATTGGAGATGCAATGATGGCTATCTTCAATGCACCTATAGATGTTGAAGACCATGAAACCAAAGCAATACAAGCAGCCATAAAAATAAGACAAGATATGATTGATGCTAACCTAGGAATTGAAATAGGTATAGGTATTAATACTGGTGAAGCTGTTATAGGTAATATGGGAAGTGATACGAGATTTGATTACTCTGCTATTGGTGATGCTGTAAATCTTGCAGCAAGACTAGAAAGTTCTACTAAAGAAGTAGGAGAGGATATAGTAATTGGGTACACCACAGCTATGAACTCTGATATACCCACTAGATATCTAGACCCTATAAAAGTAAAGGGTAAAAAAGACGAGATAATTATTTACACTATTGAAGAGCATTGAGTTCTCTTTGAAAGTAATCGTGTAAGTTTTCTAATTTAGCTTTACCGTTTCTAATAATAGTTTTCATAAGTGGTCTATCGTCAAGAGGAAAAACCTCATCAACCATATCTTCCGGTAACATACTAAACTCTGTTACTATTTTATTATCTCTTGTTAAAAGTATTTTGAAGCTTACTAAATTAGCTTCTGATTTATTAATCATTTGATTCCTCTAAGTTTGTAAATTTAATACTATCTTGTCTACCACGTAGTCCTGCTTTCATATAGGTAGTGGCTCGTCCTTCAAAAAAGTTCTGGTGTTCTACTCCGGTTACTTCATCAATCCAACCAAGAGGATTTTCTCTCTGGTCATAGTTAGTCTTAAGACCTAGTTGAAGTAATCTTCTATCTGCTATGTATCTATTATAAGCATACATATCTTTTTTAGTTAGTCCTTGGATATCTCCCATATCAAAAACTAAATCTAAAAACTTATCTTCAAGCTCTACCATGTGTCTACATATTTGATATAGCTCTGCTTTAAAATCATCTGTCCATATTTCTATGTTCTCTTTTATAAACTCTCTAAACAATTTTGTCATTGCTTCAACGTGCATAGATTCATCACGTATAGAATAGGTTACTATCTGTCCCATACCTTTCATCTTACCGAACCTTGGAAAGTTTAACAAGATTGCAAAGCTTGAAAAGAGTTGTAGTCCTTCTGTAAAAGCTGAATAAACTGCTAAAGTTTTTGCAATAGTTTCTTTCTTAGCTTTAGTAGGTTTAAAGTTTCCAACATAGTCATGCTTGTTTGACATCTCTTCATACTCTGAAAAAGCTTTGTACTCTATCTCAGGCATTCCAACTGTGTCAAGTAATAAACTATAAGCATGTTGATGTATTGATTCCATGTTTGCAAACGAACCCATCATCATTCTTGCTTCAGGCTTTTTAAAGATAGGCATATACTTATCTATATATCCTGCACCTACATCTACATCTGATTGAGTAAACAATCTAAATATTTGTGTAAGTAAATTCTTTTCTATATCTGAAAGTTCCTGCCAATCTTTAACGTCTGTATGTAATGGTACAGATTCTGGCATCCAGTGCATTTGATTCTGTAGTACATAGTAGTCAAACATCCATGGATATTCAAACGGTTTGTAGTAATCTCTCGTTGTTAATAAGCTCATAATTTTTCTTCCTTTGGTAAATATACTATTATTAATGAATCACATTTAGGACAACTTAGGTTAGTCTCCATAATATAATCTTCGTCTTCTTCTTCTATGTCGTGGTCTCCGCCCCATATTAATTGTGTATTACAATGCCAACAATTCATGGTTATCCCTCACATGCGATACATTCTGTATCTTCTAAATTTATTCTTGGTACTTTAACATTTACATTCTCTACTGTACGAGCAGCATTAGAACGGAAATAGTAAAGTGATTTAAGTTTGTTCATACCATACCAGTGAACATCATTTACGTACTGCATATATTCATCATGTACTTCTTGAGGTTCAGTTGCCTTTGGTAAAGTAAAGAACAGGTTGACAGACTGTGCCTGACACACAAACTCCTGTCGTTTAGCAGCGTGTTCAACAATCCATATTTGGTTTATTTCATTTGCTGTTTTAAATATTTCTTTCTCATCATCAGTAAGAACATCTAAGTGTTGGACTGAACCATCACTACCCGATATGTCTTTCCAAATCTTTTCTAACTCATCTACTTTTAAACCTTTTGATTTCAAAAGCTTTTCAAGATATTTATTTTTTACCTGATAGCTTCCGGATAAAGTTTTGTGAGTATAGCAGTTAGCCCTGTAAGGCTCAATACTAGGAGAAGTCCCACTACAAATGATACCACTACTAGCATTAGGAGCAATAGCAAGGAGATTAGCATTACGCTTACCACTACCGTGGATGTCAGGAGCCTCACCCCTTTCAATAGCCAACTCTTTAGTTGCTTCCTTTGCCTTTCCTTTAATGTAATACGCTGAGTAGGCACTCTTGGTAAAGCCTTCCTTACCTTCTTTAACATATTTTTGAAAGCGTTTAAAATTTGCACTGTATTCTCCTAGTTGTGTAGTATCTATTGCATTGTCAATATAATGTTGAATTATATTATCAAGCATGGTTATTAAATCTTGTATAAAGTTATCGTCCTTTGACCAGTCATCAAAGTATTCTAAGTTGACAGAAGATAAACAACATACTGCTGTTCTTTCTTCATCAGTTGGTAAAGTTATTTCAGAACATAAATTACTTTGACGTATCTTAAGTCCTAAATCTTTTTGTTGTTTTGGTAAAGCTTCGTTACACTTATCAATATTAACCATGTAAGGTTCACCAGTTTCAGCTCTAGCATTTATTATCTGCCACCATAACTCTCTAGCATTGATAGTCTTTACAGCTTCGTTAGTTTTAGGGTCAATCAATCTCCAGTCTTCATCTAGTTCTACAGCTTTTAGAAAAGTGTTAGTAATGTTTATACCATTATGAAGATTAAGATTCTTTCTGTTTATATCTCCACCTGATTCTTTTCTCATGTTAATAAACTCTTCAATCTCCGGATGGCTGATGTCCATATAAGCAGCATAAGAACCACGTCTTGTTGTGCCTTGGTTAAAGGCTAACATCTGAGAATCTACTACGTGCATGAAAGGAATTGAACCAGTAGAACGAGAGCCATGAGTAGTTGAAATACCATTGCTCCTAATATCGCCCCAATATCCACCGATGCCTCCACCTGAACTTGCCAACCAAATGTTCTCATCATAGTGAGCAGATAAACCACCCCTGCTGTCAGGAACATAATTGAGGAAACAACTGATAGGAAGCCCACGAGTGGTACCCCCGTTACTAAGAATAGGAGTGCTAAACATGAACCAACGAGAGGAAGAGTAGTTATAAAGTCTTTGAGCCAACTCAAAATCTGTCTCGCCTTTGAAAGTTGCTCCGAAGACGGAGGCTCTTGCGAATGCTTCTTGTGCATGTGTTTCTCCTTCCCAAAAATATCTATCTTTGAGTGTATCTAAACTAAATTTATCAAATGTTTTTTCTTTGTCATAGTTTATTTCAATTCCTAAGTAAGGCTTAGTCCCTATTTTATCTTCAACCATTATCTTGTTCCTTATTGTTTACATACAATGCTATTATAGCATAGTGGATTATTTTATACAAGTCTAAATTATTCTTTCCATCTTTCTTTCCAAACCTCATAGCATACTTCATAATGTTTCCAAGACAAAAGCCTTCTCCATATCCTGAATCAATTATCATATCAGTTGCTTGGTACTTACCATTAGCATAGTGTTGAGCATATGTATTACCTATGTATGCTTTCAACTCATTTAAAAGTTTATCTTCGTTAAATTTATAATCCACTTTTCCATTCCTCCGGTAATGTTTCTTCGCTGTACCACACGAAGTTATTTGTTTCTGCCCATTCAGCATGAGTTCTTTTTGTTTTATCTTTTCTTACCTTTGCACCCGGCATAGGTGAGTAAGGTTTTTGAAAAAGAAAAACTAATTCATAATTATCAGGCAAAGCTTTTCTAATATGTATGTACTTACTATACTCTGCATAGTCCCAGAATCTACCTTTAGCTTCTATTAAAATTGTTTTATCATCTATAACTTTTACAAAGTCAGGTTCATACTTATGTTTAACTACATAGTTTATGTTATCCCAGTGATGACTCCAATCTTTTAAAACTGTTTGATGTATTTCATATTCCCAAATACTATCATATCCTTTTGGTACGTTAATCTTTTTAGGTCTTGGCTTTCTTGGTACTCTTTTAGGCATTCAAGTTTTCCAAAGTAATATCAGGATTTTGTTTTACCTTTTTATAAAACCACCTAAGACTGTATGCACTCAACATAAATCTATTGTTAGCAAAGATATGTGTTTGTTGTGGTAAAAACTCATGTAAGTTTTTCTTATTAATCTTAGTAGCATCTTCTCCTTCAGGTACCATAGTTCTTATCCAACTTATAAGTAAGTCTTCTGCTTTACGTCTTAATCGTTTTGCTTTTCTACCATTCATATTTGTGTTACCTCTATAACATTAGGA